TCGGAGATTATGCGCGGACCTAAGGAATTTCCTTATGAAGGTAAATTCATTTTGGGTCGACATCATTTGGAATGGGATGAGCTCATCAATAAGTTCCCTAGGCTCAATATTCTGGCCGCGAGGGACCACGGCAAAAGCTTTTTCTTTACGGTAGCTTACAGTATTTGGAAGGCTGGTTTCCATTATCCCACCAGTTACGGAATCATCTTTTCGGCGACACAGCCTCAAGCGGAGGAGTTTCTAGCGAAGATTAAAGCAGAGATCTTAGCGAATCCCGCATTGTCTCATTTGGTTCCGTTTTCTAGGGATAGGTTTTGGTCGGTTCGTAAGATTACTTTACGGAATGGTAGCGTCATTCGGGCGGCTGGTTTTGGCGTCAAGATTCGTGGTGGTCATCCTGATTATGTGGTTTGTGATGATGTTTTAAATGATGACGACATCTACTCTGATATGACGCGTCGCAAGAACATCGATTATTTCCTGTCTGCCATTGCTGGCATGGTCCATCGCAGTAAGCAGCTCATTGTTGTTGGAACGCCATTACATCAATCGGATTTATACGACGCATTACGTAAAACGGGTGAATATGAGTGTCGCGAATACCCAGCAGAAGATGCTGAGGGCGTTCCTTTATGGCCTGCTCGTTACAGTCGCGATGATTTAGATGCCAAGCGTAGAGAGTTGGGCAGTGCAGCGCGTTATGCTCGTGAGTATCTTTGTCGTCCATTATCAGATGACGCTAGTTTGTTTCCTGCCAAGTTGTTTACTGGTCCTGAAGTACGCATGCCCTACGTTTTAGGCTTAGGTTCTGACTATTGGGAGAAGCGGGGGTGTTTACGTTACACCGGAGTCGACATTGCGATGTCGGCGGAGACTGGTGGGGATTATTTCGTCATATTCACAATCGCGGTTGATCAAGTAGGCAATCGTTGGTTGGCGAACATTCGGCGTGGCAAGGGTTGGTCTTTCACGAGGCAGATAGACGAGATCAAAGAAGAGCATTATTTGATGCGTCCTGAGGTTATCTACATCGAAGCCAACCAAATGCAACGGGTATGGACCGACGAGATAGCTCGAACGACAGATTTACCGGTTAAGCGATTCTTTACGTTAGGTATTGGCGGAAGACAGCCTCAGAACAGCTGGAAGAAGGGTGCCACCAACATTTCGGTCAACAAGCATCATATTGATCGCGGTGTTCCTAGTCTGAGGATACCGCTAGAGCATGGTAAATGGCGTATTCCGCGTGGTAATGAGCGAACCATTGAGCTGACTGACATTTGGATAGGGGAGATGGGGTCGATTGGTTGGCTTAACGGCAAGGTTCAGTCGGTATCGGCACATGACGATACAGTGATGGCGTGTTTGACCCCTGGGCAGCGGGTGACGACTTTTGAGGGTATGCGGTCTATTGAGGATGTTGTTGTAGGCGATCGTGTATTGACTCATCGTGGCCGGTGGAGAGAGGTCACAAAGACGATGTCCCGTGTTTATGCGGGTGTTATTCGTGGTGTTCACCCTGCGGGAATAGTAGCCACATTACGTGTAACACCAGAGCACCCGGTGTTTGCGGCTAATTCTGCACATGAACATGGTGGAAGAAACGGAAAGTCTGAGCGGAAATCCTGGGAATGGCGTCAGGCAGATTCGATAAAAGCGGGAGACTATGTTTTGAGGTGGACGGCTAAGGCTGGGTCTACGTCGCCAGAGTTACATGGTCGATCGCATCGTATCGTTTCTGTTGATTCATTATATTACGTTGGGCATGTATACAACTTGGAGGTTGAGGAGGACGCTAGTTATTGTGTTGATGGTGTTGTTGTTCATAATTGCTGGATGGCTGAGATGGCGGTGCGTCAAGGTGGTGGAAATTTTGATTGGTTAGATTCCTCATCGAATGCATCCAAGGCATTGCTTGCGGCTCCGTCGGTTACTGAGGACGTTCTTGGTACTGATGTTTTAGAAGCTGAGCGACATGCGCTAGCTGCTGTTCAGGAAAAGAGACCTATCGACATGATTGATCGAGACGCGTATCTATCTCGTGTGAGATCATCCTTGCGGTCTTATGCTGAGCAAGCTTTTGATGCCGGAGACCATCAGCGCGCCATTTACTGTTTGTCTGAGCTCAAGCGGTTAGATGCTGTGTTTCGGTTCCGTAGTTACGACGCGGACTTCAGAGATGTTGTCAAGCGGAACGGCGAAGAGTATCTTGACCCCACTTGGCAGCCTCAAGAAAGTGCACCAACAATGGACGATCTGGGAGACACCTGATGCGAAAGGGAATGATGAGTCTGCCCGGTATTTCGGATGCTGTTGGGGATATTCGAATACCCGGACAAGCACCAAAGCTCTTGTTAGATCGCCGGCGTTTGAGAGTTGTTAACGATATGTCGGGTATAACGCAGCTAACTAAGCCCCCGGAATCATTGAATGAGCCGGTTTATCCTTCATCTACTCATACGTTTCGGGATCCCGCAGAGGTTATGCAAGGATTACCCTTGGCGGCGGATACGGCTCGTGATTTTGAGCTTAAATTGCGAGAACTTGTAAACGAAGGCAGTGTCGTGCAATTCCGCAAAGGCCTTATAGAGACCCTTCGCCAGCTAGCACCGCAAGATGTGTCTTTACGGAATGAGATTGGGCGTAGAGCGGTATCGTATTATCGAGAAACAGCCAGTCAGCGTCCTAATCGACAAGAAGGGCCTCGTTTGGTGATTCAGAAGTCTTGGGACCGAAACCTCGAACGACTTCGGTCGAAGTTGATGCTTCGACCATCATCTTGTTCGATGATGTCTACTTGGGGCACTGAGGAGGCCTCTGATGAGCTCCATAAGGAGCCAACAAAGCCTCCCCCTGGATGGACTAGAGAGCGTAAAGTCGGTGAGGGGCTCCTTAGAGAGCCCGTGAGCCTTTATCTGAAGCATAGGGAGCAATCCCATGCCGGCTAATGTAGATGAATCCCTGTGGGAGCGTGCTAAGAAGATAGCCACTAAACAGGGTAAATCTAAGAATTACGCATTGATTATGCACATTTATCAGAAAATGAAGGGTGAGAAGTCTGATAATCAAGCAGAGGAGGTTGGCAAGGCTATGGGGCAGATAAATGTAGTTGAGGAACTAGAGAAACTCATGAAGGCAGCCAACCATGATTTGGTCACGAATGAAGCGCTTGAAAAAGCAACGGAGCAGCCAGATATGAAGGACGTCGCTCAAAAAATTGAGAATCCTGATGTCGTAGAGAAGTCATTGGTTCGTAACAATCTGCACATCAATTTGAGCGCTGAAGATGACATTCTGGAGATGCTTGATGGTGGCATGGTCGTAGGTGGTCAAAGCGCTGGTTTACATGAGGATGGTCGTCATCGACTCCTTGGGCAGCGTGGTGAACGTATGACCAAAGGAACCGTTCATCAGGGTGAATATGATGGTAGTCGTGGTGGTGATTTTCGGGAAGAGACTGCTAGAGCTCAATGCTTAGCAGCAATGGTCGAGTTGGATGAAGCTGGTAACGCCGGCCAGGGTGGGCTCTCAGAATGGTTCGAAGACAGTTGGTCTGATAAAAATGAAGCCTCCGATCTCGTTAATGTTCCCTTAGGCATGGGTCCCAAAGCCTCCGGTTGGGAAAAGGCCGAAGATCAAAAGTTAACGATCATTGATGACGACGATCCCTACACCAAGTCTCAATATCGTTGCCAGCACGGTGAACACCAAAGCTCTTCACGATTGGCCTATCAAGGCGACGGTCGCGAGAATAAGCGCTAGATGGAGATTTAGATGGGTTGGCGAGACAAATTGACGGATGGTATCGGTGGCGTTCTCGCTGGTGGTATGGACATTCTTACAGAGTCCTTCTCAAAGGCCTCTCGCGTTGTTGGCCCGTCTACGGAAGCAATGCGCTCTAGTCGAGAACCCATTCCACCAGAACCCGGCAAAGAAGATCCCCAAGCATTACTCTACGACCCCTTTGCCTTGATTGATCAACTTGGCTATCGAGATAGACCAAGCGGATTGACCTATCAAACGCTTCGGGAAATGAGTAGACGTGTTCCAACGTATACCGCCATTCTTCAGACCAGAATCAATCAAGTGAGCTCTTTCGCTCAACGTCAGAAAGTAAAACGAGATCCAGGCTTCGGTATCGTGCTTAGAGATAGTAAAAAATCTCCAAGTCGAATAGCAAGAGCCCGTATGTGGGAACTGGAAGAATGGCTCCTTCAGACAGGAACGCCTGCATCGCAAGATAAGCGTAATGAACATTTGAGTTCCATGGGTAGAACTCTTGCCGCAACAGGACGTGATAATTTTCGTGTGTTCTTGCGCAAGCTTGTTCGAGATTCTCTTGAATTAGATCAAGCATGTCATCCTGCCGGAACGTTAATCGAGTTGGAGGACGGCTCATTGAGGTCGATTGAGTCGGTTTCGGTAGGAGATTCGGTTCAGACGCATCTGGGACGGTTTAGGCCCGTTATTGAGCGAATGAGTCGGCAATACTCTGGTAATTTTTATACCATTAGAACGGGTGGTATGGAGCTTACGGCGACCGCTGGCCATCCGTTGCTAGTCGTCGATGATCCGATGCTTCGGTTCAATCCTCAGAGTCCTAAGTGGGTAGAGGCTTCTGAGGTTCGGGTTGGTCATTACTTGGTTTACCCAAAACCGGAGCAGGCCTCTAAGCGAGTTTCGCATTCTTTTAAGATCTTCCCGTCTGAGGGTCGAAGAAAGTATGCGTCTGTGCCCTATGCAGAAATTGCGGAAGCTGCCGCCGTTCATAGATGCACTGCACAGCAAATTCTATCTGGTAAATATCAGAAGAGTGGGCCGGCCGTAGATCGTGTGAAGGCAGCCGCCAAGCGGTTGGGGTTTGAGCGTAACGAGCTTCCTAGACCAGCGATCGTGTGCGTTGACGAGCAATTTGCGTTCCTTTGCGGAGCCTACGTAGCTGAAGGAAATGTAGCCGGTAATGCTGTGCAGTTTACTTTCGGGGAGGACAGTGGGCAGGTTCTAGCTGAGAAGGTCAGAACTGCTTTAGACTGTTTAGGAGTAGGGTATTCGGAGTATCCGTATAAAGGACGACGCGCGTTTGGTATTGATGCTCACTCTGTGGATTTGTCGGTCTTTATGAAAGAGCATTTCAGGACTGGTTCATCTAATAAGCAGATCCCAGACTGGATTTTCAACGCAGAAGAATCCATTCAGCGCGAGTTTTTGGCAGCATATTTGCTTGGTGATGGATGCTTTAGGGGTAGTGGGATTTCGTTCAGTACAGTGTCTATGTCGCTGTTTGGAGGACTAAGACGCTTATTTGCCGGTTTCGGGGTATATGCGCGACTGGCTACGCAACCAGCTAAGCAGTACGTTTACGAGGATTATCAGCGGAATAATAGCGAGCTCTACAGAGCCAACTTGAGTGGAAAGGCCCTCCGAGATCTACTACAAAGCAGTGGGTATTTCGATGTAGTCTCGCCCTCTCGCGTCAGAGAGTCCTATTTACAGGACGATCAATATTTCTATCTAAAAGTATCGGACGTGGCTGTAGAGATCGTCGAAGACTTCCCTGTGTTCAATTTGGAAGTTTCAGAAGATCACAGTTACATAGCGAATGGCGTTGTGAGTCACAACTGCTTTGAAATCCAACATAATCGCAAAGGTCTTCCCTGGGCGTTTTATGCTGTAGACGGTGCAACAATTCGTCTAGCTGATGTACCCCCTGGAGCGGATGGAGGATTCGATCCAACACAAGTAAAGTACGTGCAAGTTTATGATGAGGTAATCATTTCTGAGTTCGCTGCCCACCAACTTTGCTTCGGTGTTCGTAATCCACGAACAAATATCAAAGTCAACGGTTATGGTCATTCAGAACTAGAAATGCTCATTAATGTCGTAACGGCTAGCTTGTGGGGATTTGAATACAATCAACGTGCTTTCTCAAATGGCTCAATGGTTCATGGCGTACTGAATTTCAAAGGATCTGTTCCAGACAAGAAAGTCGATGCGTTTCGCCGGCAATGGAAGATGATGATTGCTGGTGTATCCAATGCGCATCGTACGCCAATGACCAACGTAGACGAGCTTCAGTGGATCGATTTTGGTCGTAACAATCGCGATATGGAATTTAGTTCGTGGATGGATTGGCTTGTTAAGGTCATGTCCGCAGTGATGCAGTTCGATCCAGCTGAGATTAACTTCAACTACGGCAACACTGGCCAGAGTAATCAGATGTTCTCCACGCCAGTGGACAGTAAACTCAAGGCTTCTAAGGACCGGGGTTTACGTCCTTTACTCAAGGACCTTGCTGAGTGGTTAAATACGCATCTGATTTGGCAACTCGATCCAGAGCTAGAGCTCGAATTCTTGGGTTTAGACGCTAAGAATTCCGACCAAGCTATCGATCACGCAAAGAAGAAGTCCGAATACATCATGACAGTCGATGAACTTCGTGCAGAAGAGGACTTAGAGCCTCTACCGGACGATCAAGGCGCTGTTATCCTGAATCCGGTATGGCTGCAGGCAAAACAGGTCTCTGAAGGTGCTCTGCCCGTGGATAATGCACCTAAGAAATTGGCTCAAGAAGCTGATTTGGACAATGAGAAAGACTTTGATGAATTTGAATCGAATAACAGAGATTCAGAAAAGGCGCTGCTTGCTTCTGACCTTCGTAAGGGGCAAAAGCGTGCCAAAGTCTGTGTTTATGAGATTGAGTTATAGGAGGATCTAATGTCTGTGAGGGTCAGGACCCAGATTATAGTTGTCGGTAGTCTCGACACTGACGAGAAGCAAAAGCAGTTTGCTCGAGACGACAAGGTCCTGACTACGGTCACTGAGACCTTTGAGGTTGAGCAGAGTGGTGAGCTTGAGCTTGCTGCAGCTGAGGCTGATTACACATTAGAGAAGGGAAAGGTTGTTACTGGGAAGTATCTCTATATTGAATCAAATCGCGAATTGGTCGTTAAGCTCGATGGTGAGGCTGTTGGTCATAAGATTGGGGCACCTGGAACCGGTCTTACTGCAAAATGGTGCATTCGTACCGAGTTCACCAATGCGCCAATTATCACCAATTCTGATGCGAGCCTAGCAGCAGCGGTCTCTTACATCATTGCAGGGTCTAAGACCTAGTGAAGGTAAAGATCTTAGCTGAGCCTGGCGAACTCGAGGTTAAGGCCTATGACGTAGTCCGTGTTGTTGAAGAATTGTCCGGACAAACACTATTAAAAGCCGAATCGCTTCCTAAATTAAATAAATGGCAAGTGCTGTATGCGAAGCCCAATCCAGATGGTACGCGCAAGCAATGTGCTAATTGCCCAATGTGGAATTCGAAGCACAAGCTATGTTCGATCCATTCCAAAGAGCAAACGGTTACGGCAGATATGATCTGTGGCTACCACGTGTTCGGTAAGCCGGTAGATAAGCATCCGAATGCTGGGATCGATCCGGTGGCTGCAGAAGGCTCGGGCCTTGAAGCTGTCAAAGGGGGTACGAGTTGTGATTTATGCAGTTGGTACCATGAGAGGCATTGCGGATTGCTTCGTTCGCACGTTCATCCAAAGGCTTGCTGTTCTGCTTGGGAGGCCGAGCAGAAGCTAAGCAAAGCAGCCGTCCTGCCCAACAAGCAAATTAAACAAACAGCAGCTCAATTTGAATACAAAGTCCTCGAAGGGACTGTGAATAGGTCTAAGCGAGAAGCCGACCGAATGGCTAGAGTCCTGAAGCAGAAGATCGCTGCTGTATTGAAAGGTTAGTTCGTGGCCACCCTAACACCAGAGCAGCTTGCTAAGCTCATGGAGATCATTCGTGATGCATCGTCTGCTATCGCTGTGCAGACAATGGGCCATAAACTTCACAAAGATGAGATTGAGCGTTTGCGTAAGGAAGGATATCTCTCAGGCGAGTCCAAGGATTTAGTTCTTGATTCCTTTGTCTTTGGCCAGACCATGCAGCGGGAACAGGATTCCCAGCAAATGAGCTTTAAGGAATTTGAGACTAAGGTCGACCCGAATCCAAGCTCCCTCTCAGGCGCAGAGAAGAGCGCCTATGAGGCCGCAAGTAGGCGTGCTGGAATGTATACAGCCGGTCTTGGAAATCGCTATAGCGATGAGCTCAGCATGGCTGTAGTCGTTGCAGATCAAGAGTTGGCGACAAAGCGTGGCAAGGAATCACCAAAGGACGTTAAGCAGGCTCAGAAGCAGTTGGAGCTTAACCTCGGAAGTTTGGTGGGTGCCTGGAAAAAGGATTGGGAGAATATTGCAACAACCGAAAGCCATCTCGCACACCAGGAAGGTGTACTAACTGAGATATCTGAGCGCTATGGTGATGATGAACTCTTGGCTAAGCTCGTTGAGCCTGATGCTTGTGAGTATTGTAGGAAGCATTACATCGGAAGCAATGGCCAGCCCTTGATCAAGCCTGCTAGTTGGTGGCATGAGCAAGGGCCCACCAATGTGGGCCGTAAACCTCCTGCTTGGAAGCCGGTTCTCGGAGCTATGCACCCACATTGTAGGTGCCAGCTTATTCGAGTTCCGGCAGGATGGGGTTTTGACGATAAAGGAGATTTGGTGCCTCTTGAGAAGTCCAGTTTCGCGGGCTCTGCAGCGGTCTTGGAAAAAGCCCGTAAACTTCACGATCGAATGTCGTTTCAGGGCTTCGATATCAGCATCGAGAACCGTGCAGGGTCTGTTCGTAAATGGACTGATGAAGCGACTGGTACTGAGGGTGAGACCAAGATGCTTTTTCCGTATGGTTACATCCGAAGGACTGAGGGTACTGATTTAGAGCAGGTAGATGTCTTTGTTGGTCCTAATGAGGCAGCTAAGCGGGTTTTCATTATTCATCAGATGAAAGCTCCTACCTTTAAAGAGCATGACGAAGATAAGTGTATGCTTGGGTTTTCAACGAAGGCGGCAGCAAAGAAAGCCTACTTGGGTCATTTTGACCGTTCGGAATTTCTAGGCTCAATCACGACGATGCCTGTTGATGAATTTCGCAAAAAGGTTTACCGCAAGAAAGGCGAAATCATCAAAGCGCATTCTTCCAACGGCCAGCTTGAGTTGTCATTAATGCTGGAACCTATTGATGAATTAGTGCTCTGGGAGAAGGCTTGTGCTCATGTAGGCATCAAGACCGATCAGCTCGGTTTAATCGTCAAATATGCTCGATTAGGGCATCCTGATGCACGGAAAACACTAGACGTTGTACAGGAGTTCGTTAAGTCATTTGGTACTCAGACGTATGGAAGTGAAAGTTTTAATACGCCTGTTACTCCTACGCCCTCACGAGGTTTTCCAATTCAACATGGGTCATATAGACCCGAGACCGTTAGCACGATGGGGCAACGTGACCAGCCGGCACGTACTGCTGGTGATAATGTACGTTCACATCGCGTTGGTAAGCCTAGGGATGATTGGCCTCCAGAGCGCAAGACGAAGAAGCGCAGGGTTCGTAAGAGGCGGAACATTCCATGTGCAGCTGAAAAGCTCGATGTTGTGGGTCTGACTCCAGGCAAGGCTGGGTGGGCTCATGAATACAAGCCGGAAAAGGTTGTTCGGCATGTAGAGGCGAAACCCCAGAAGAAGGTTTTGGAGAGCTTGGAAATGCAGCAACAAAGTAGGCAGAAATTAAGACAGGGCTCTAAGCTCAATGATTTGGATATTCACCAATGAATCTTCCACGTTGCCCTTGCTGTAATACACGTGTTGTTCAGAAATCTATGGATGGAAAGGTTCGTATTCGAACGAACTGTGTTGTTTTTAGCGAGGATGGTACGGGTGCTATTTGCAAGAAGTGTGGAGCGGAAGTTCCGTTGGATATGGAGTTAGGGGAATCGCTACAGAGGGCGTTGACAGGAACCAGTCCTCGACTGGTTGTGCGGAATTCTTCTTGACCGCTGATTCCGCGCAGTTTAGCTTCATCTCATCATCCCGACTGGCCTAGCGTAATACGCTATAGAGGCATGGGCTATAAACGCGCATGTCTTCAGTTGCCAACATACCCTTCAAATTAGAGCTTCCTTTCGAGGTATGGGAGAAGTCTGGCGAGAAGGGTCGGGAACGCCGAATTGGCGGAATTATCTCAACAGAATGCAAAGATCGCCAAGGCGAGGTAGTTCTCCAGCGTGGTCTAGATTTCAACGAATTCCTACACAACGGCTGGTTCAACGACAATCATTCCAAGGAGACGACGGGAATCGTCGGTTATCCGGAAATGGTTCGTCAGGTGAAGCATAAGGGTAAGCCTGCTCATTACGTTGAGGGTTACTTACTCGATGATTACGAACCTGCCTGTAAGATTTGGGATTTGGCTAATGCACTACAGAAGACTGGAAGGCGTTTGGGTTTTTCTATCGAGGGCTCTGTAGGCCGTCGTGAGGCTCAGAGTGGGCAGACGATTGCGGAAGCAAAAGTGCGGAATGTCGCGATCACGAATTGTCCTGTAAATACTGAAACTGGGATGGAGATTTTGGCCAAGTCGCTTATGGCGATGGAGGCTGAGGGTGATGAGATAGAGAAGATCATGCAGTGGCGGGATTCGTATCAGCGCGCATTGATGGCTGGGCAGGCTATTGGAAATCCTGGCACTTCTCCTGGCGAAGGATTCCCGCTTCGTATTGAATCTATAGAGAAAAAGCCCAAGAAGAAACGAAAGGCACTGACCAAGGCCGCAGCTACGGAATTCCTGATGAAGAGATACAGCGGGATGACTAAGGCTTATGCAGAACGGATCTTGGACCACGTAGCGGCCAGGCAAGCCGCAATATAGGAGGCTAAGATGAAAGGACAGCAGCTAAGCCTGGACGATCAGGCGGCCCAAATGGCCGAGCAAATGTTGGCCAAGGGTGCTGCCAACGACTTGCCGCAAGGCCGGTTAGGCAGTGAAGGAGCTGAAGGCGGATTTACACCCCAAATTGAAGGTGAGGCCATCAATGCTGATGCAGAGAAGGCCGAACTTAGCAAAATGGGAGATGTAGAGGCTGACGGTATGGAGATGGGTAAATCGAATACGGCTATTACAGCCGTAGCCGAAACAGAGGAGCCTCAAGTAGTTGAGAAGGCCATGGAGCCTGAGGCAGAAGAGGAAGAAGAGGAAGAAGAGGAAGAAGAGAAGGAAGAGAAGGAAGATTATAAGAAGTACAAGGCGGCTAAAAGTGATGTTGAGTTGGTTGATGCTGACACATTGATCAAATCACTTGAGACGCTTGAGGCGATTGCCCAAGGCTCTACGGTTCAAGCCCCAGCAGATCGACGAGAAGAACTTGGTCAGAAATTGGCTGAGGGTGTTTTGTCCAAATCTGAGATGGTTGAGCTTTCTGAGCTCATGAAGGCTAGTGTAGAGGCTGTAGAGGAGGCCCCTGCAGAGGAAGTTCCTGTAGAGGAACCTATCGCCAAAGCCGAGCCTGAGGTCAAAGCGGAGACTACGCATCAAGAGGTATTCGCTGCTGATGAGGAGCTACAGAAAGGCTACGAAGTTTCCGAGTTCCTAGAGCGCCATAGTCAGGTTACGGCAACAGCTTTAGATCAAGTCCAAGACTCCTTGACCAAATCCATTGAAACGCATCGCGATCGTGCGACTGCATTCAATACGCAATTGGCTAAGAGTTTGATGGGTATGGTGCAATTGTCGCAACGTCAAGAGAGTCTGATTAAGTCTCTTGAGGAGCGTCTTGGGACGGTTGAGAATTCGCCTATGCCGCGCCGTGCAGTATCACGTCAAACGCAAGTACTCAATAAATCCATAGATGGTGAGGCTGGAATCGGAGCAGACGAGGGTTTGCAGAAGGCTGACATCATGGATTCGCTTGAGCAGATGGCTTTGCGCGGAATAGAGACAACGGCAAGTGGTCAGCGCGTAGATTATGCGATGGCTTTGGTTGAGCATAATGGAGAGATTACTAAGTCGCTTTACAACGATGTGGCGGCTTGGAGAGCAAAGAATAGCGGAACGGTCCGCGTCAACTAGCGGGTTTTACCGAGGACAACGTTACTGTCGTCCTTGAGACGACCAGCTAAGGAGAATCTCAGATGGAGAATGCATTCGTCAGTTGGCGGGATTATGAGGGCCTAGACGGGTTCGGTACCGCCTCGAACAAAGATGTTGCAGACCTACGTAAAGCCTTAACGGCTGGACAAGATGTGGCCAATCCTGGTGCCAGTAGTGGCGCTGGTTTTCCACTTCGCATTGAGTCGCTTGAGCGCACTTTGAAGGTAGTTACATACCGAATGGACGATGTTCGTCTTTGGAAGAACATCTCAAAGCTGCCCGCTTACAATACGGTTGAGGAATACAATCGATTGTCTCAGTACGGCAGCAACGACTTTGGTGGATTCATCTCTGAGGGAGATCTCCCTGAGTCTGATGATACCACCTATAGCCGTGAATTTACCGTCATCAAGTATGTGGGTACGACTCGCTCGGTTACTCACGTGATGTCCTTGGTGCGACCGGCTCATGGTCCAGTTATTGCTCAAGAGACTGTTAACGGAACCGCCCATCTGCTTAAGCAGATCGAGCGTTCTTTGTTCTTTGGGGACAGCTCTCTCATTCCTGTTCAATGGGATGGCCTCCAGAAATTGATCACTGATGGCGCACCAGCTGCTAACATCATCGATCTCCGCGGAGCTCCTCTCACCGAAGACGCCATCAATGATGGTGCCTTGACCGTCAAAACAACTCCAAACTACGGTAAGCCTACAGATCTCTATTGTGCCGATGGCGCCTATAGTGACTTGGCTAAGTCCTTCTACCCGGCTGAGCGGTATCCTATTCAGCCTGGTGGCTGGCAAGATGGCATGGTTGGCCTCTCCATTCGTGGTTTCCACAGCATGGTCGGACCCATCATGTTTAACCCAGATGTCTTTGTTGAATTCGGTGGAGCTCCGAGTGCCTCAGCAGTCGGTCCTGCAGCGAAGATTCCTGCAACGCCCACTGAGGGTGCTGCACCCACTACGCCAGCCGATCCCGCCTCGCAGTTTGCCGCCGCAGATGCAGGGGATTATCGGTACAAGGTTGTTGCCGTCAATCGTTATGGTAAGTCCGCTCCATTGACGATGACTGGTCCTGTGACCGTTGCTGCTGGTGACAAAGTAACCATGGGTGTGACTGAAGGAGCGCCGGCTCCTACAGCTTTCGAACTTTATCGCACCAAGGTGGATGGAGCTGCTGGTACTGAGCTTCTGGCATTGAGTGCTGCTAGAACGGGAGCTACAACGACTATCGACGATTTCAATGCTGATTTGCCAGGCACCTCTCAGGCATTCCTTATTCAGCAAAACGTTGAGTATTTTTCGTTCAAACAACTCGCTCCGTTCGTTAAGATTCCGTTGGCTACTATCGATACGAGCATTCGCTGGATGCAGCTGCTTTACGGTGGTTTGACCGTATACGCTCCAGGAAAATCGGTGATGTTCAAGAACGTCGGTCGCGCAGCTGGTAGCGTTGGTGGAGGCGGAGCCTAGAGGTTAGCGCTCAATAGATAGGGGCCGGGTGGCTAGACGCCTACTCGGCCCCTAGCCTATAGTGAGGTAAACTTCGAGGGAGGATGCTATGGCTAAGCTGATGCATGAGTCGAGACGCGGTCCTGGGGAGTATCTTCTTGTCAATGGAGAGAAGATTGAGCTTGATGCGGAGGGCTGTGTTGAGGTGTCAGAGGAGGCCGCAAAGAAGCTACTTATGGGTTCTAAATGGCGTTCTTCCGAACATTGGG